AGCTCTCAGCGCAGGTCACCCTCTTAAAGACGAAAAAGGCAGAGCCACGCCAGCCGCGCTCCAGTTCAAACGCTGGGCAGCCAAAGTCCCGCAAAACCAAGCCGACCTCCAAGACCTCAAAGCGCTCGGCACAAGGCTAAAAGAGAGATATAAGCCTAAGTGAAACTCAACCTTGGCTCAGGCAAGGATTGGCGCAAGGACTGCATAAACGCTGACATCCAACCGGAGAAGAAACCCGATTGGGTGCTAGACATTACACAAGTCCCGTGGGGCGAGGTGATAGACACCCGTCTAGGGAGGTTCCCCGTAGAAAAGGGAATGTTTACCGAGATTATCGCCAACGATGTCTTGGAACACATCCCAGACCTAGTATCCGCGATGACTAACTGCCGAGACCTGCTAAAGCGGGGAGGCGAGATGCACATCCATGTGCCTTATGACCTAAGTCTAGGGGCATGGCAAGACCCGACTCATGTGCGGGCGTTCAACGAAAACTCATTCTTATATTACACAGATTGGCATTGGTATCTAAACTGGGAGGAGAAGTTCACCTGCACGCAGATGGGGTTTGAACTCTCAGACCTAGGACACGAATTGAGGGAGGAAAAGATTCCCTTAGAGAGAATTATCCGCACCCCTCGTGCCGTAGATGCCCTGCAAGTCATACTCAAGAAGGATTGATATGTTACATACCCTGTGGTCAGACATAAAATTATTAGCCAAGCGTATTCTTGCAAAGCTAGGACTGTAAGTGGCATACCCGTATGATGGGATGTTCTATCCCACCCTCCCCGAGGACACGCAGGACTTTCCGGCGGTCTTATCCGGCGTAGGCAGAAGCCTCAGAGAGATAGGGCGCTCGACCCAATACCTGCCGTATGACGTTCTTGGCGCACCCGTAGACATAGCCACACTTGTTGCTCGCCCGTTTGGGTATCAGACCCAGACCCCGGTAGGCGGTAGTGATTGGCTCATAGACTTAGCAAGACAGTATGGGATTGCTGACAAACCCACGGGGTCGGGAACAGAGACTCTTACCCGCCTAGCGGTAGGTGTGCCTAGTCCCGTAGCTGTACCTCGCGCCATTGGTGCGTTTGCACAGGGATTAGAGCGTGCAAGCGACATCACCACAGAACAGGCTAACAGGGCGGCAGACGCTCTAGTACGGGCAGTAACAGGCAACCCACAGGCAACGGCTCCACAGGTCTTACAAGAGACCGCTATGCCGTTTATGCAAGCCGTAGCACCAAAAGCACCAAGCCTATTAGAGTCCGCGCCACGAGAGTCATTTGTCCCTGGCGTTGAAGCAGGAAAAGAATTGATTGTGCATCACAACATTACGCCAGAGAAGTTGGCGAAAGTTGAAAAGATTGGCGGTATGCCGGTTCCGTCAATTGCCATTTCAAACGTAGAAAACCCTTTAAGTGGGTTTGGTGAGATTTCGCTTATTGGCAATCCGTCAATGGCTAACCCATCGGCAAAAAATCCGGTATTTGGTTTTGATGCTTATACGGCTCGCGCCCCAAGAGTTGATTACAAAATTGACGACAAGTCTGCCAAAAAATTAGAAGACGTTTTTGCAGATGTCAAAGAAAATTTAAGCGACTACGACGCAAAAACTAGCGTTTATAGGCTTGTTGACAACTGGGGAGACAGAGAATACTCAGAAATTATGAAGGTAAAATTCCTCAAAGAAAAAGGAATGTTGCCAAACAAAGAGGATTTTAACGAAAAGTATAAGTATTCCCAGGCAATACAAGACAGCGTCTACAACGCAAAATCAGAGTACGCAGATTGGTTAAACGACTTTGACAAAAAACTACCCGGATTAGGGGTAAACGTCGAGGAGCGCATATTTAAGGGTTACACGGATGCAGGAAACCGTAGGTACGCCGCTGTAACCTTAGAAAACCTAGTAAAAGAAATGAAGGGTGGCGCTGGGTCAGAAAATTTCAATTACGGAATTGGCAACCTTCGTGCTGTTGCCAGCCCAAAGTTTAGAAAATTAGACGATATTAAAACCTCAAGGGATAAAATTGTTCCGTCAGAGGAATTCAAAAAAGTCAAAGAAGAAATCAATGATGCTTATGATGCTTTGACACACAGAATTTATAAGTTAAGCGATAAAGAAGGTTATGGTTATAGTCCAACAGATGTTTTATATGACATTGGGCAGGCAAGAAACGTCAATTTATTGGACAGATTCAAGTCTGGCGCAGATGACCAGTTAAAGGCAGACATTGGGATTTTCATTAAAAAACTGCAACAACTACCAACCGAATACTTTGAAATTAAGCCTCAACGTGCGGTTAGCGTTTCTGAGTTTGAGGGCGCTATTGTTCCGGCTAACGCTCCTAAAAGGTCTATCGAATACCTAAGAAGTCAGGGCATAAACGACATTTATTTTTACGAAACCCCAGAAGAACGCAAGGCGCTGTTTAAGAAGTTTGGGAACCAAATGTTCGGCGCTGCTCCCGCTTTACCCGCACTAGGACTACTAGGCAGCGAAGAAGAATAGTTGTATAATTACCACAGTTATACCGAACAACCACCAAGGATTCGGACATGGAAATCAGTAAAGTAGGGGAAATTACAGAACGCAAGCTCCCGCCTAACGCTGGCAAGGGAAGGCCACCAGGAACGCCTAATAAGTCCACAGCGGCGGTCAGAGAGGCCATTGCTAGGATGGCAGAGGACAACGCAGAGAACTTCGCTGAGTGGCTCACAAAGGTCGCCAAGGAGAGTCCTGAAAAGGCGTGCGACATCTACCTAAAGGCGATTGAGTACCACATCCCCAAACTAGCGAGAACAGAAGTAACAGGCGCAGAGAACGGCCCGCTGACCATTAAGGTGGTCACGGGAATATGACCGAAGCGGTAATTGAGACCGGATACAAGCCAAGGGCAGAGCAAAGACAGATTCACGATGCCGTGGAGAGTCACCGCTTTGTTGTGGTTGTGGCTCACCGCCGGATGGGAAAGACTGTGGCTGCGCTTAACCAACTCATCCACGCCTCCTTGCAATGCGACAAGCCAGACCCAAGATTTGCCTACATTGCTCCGACTTACGGACAGGCCAAGCGGGTTGCGTGGGACTACTTATGCAACTTCACGAGACCGCTCAAAGCCGAGGCAAACATCTCGGAGTTGCGTGTAGACTTCTACGGCAGGAGAATACAGTTATATGGCTCAGACAACCCCGATTCTTTGCGAGGCCAATACTTCGACGGCGTTATTCTGGACGAGATTGGTGACCAGAACCCAAAGATATGGAACGAGATTATTCGCCCTGCTCTCACGGATAGGCATACAGACCAGCAACCTACTTGGGCGCTATTTCTAGGAACGCCAAAGGGTGCAAACCACTTTAAAGATTTTAGAGACCGGGCAGAGAAAGAGCCAGAGTGGAAGTTACTGGAGTTCAGGGCTTCGCAGACGAACATACTTGCAAAAGAGGAACTGCTCGCTGCTAAGAAAGAAATGGGTGATGATAAGTATGCCCAAGAGTTCGAGTGTTCCTTTGACAGTCCGGTTGAGGGCGCGTATTACGCTGCTACGCTTAACGGCTTGCCAGCGGAGAGATTCAAGGAATTTGCGCGGGATGATTTATGCAAGACTTATACCGCATGGGACTTGGGCGTTGGTGATTCGACGGCTATCTGGGTCTGCCAAATTGCGGGGCAAGAGCGTAGGCTACTTGATTTCGTGGAGAACCACGGAGTCGGCTTAGATTGGTATGTGAACTGGATACGCAACAATGAATACACAAATGCCGAGCATATTCTTCCCCATGATGTCGAGGTACGCGAGTTGGGGACAGGAAAGAGCCGAAAGGAAGCCCTGCAAAACCTCGGACTCAACATTACCGTCTGCCCCCGAATGTCAGTCGATGATGGGATACAAGCCGTTAGAAGGTTTCTACCTAATTGCTACTTCCATCCACGAGTTAAACAAGGCACAGATGCACTACGCAACTACCGCCGAGAGTACGATGAGAAGCGCAATGTTTTCTACGACAAGCCCCTGCATGATTGGTCAAGCCACGCTTCGGATGCCTTTAGGTATCTCGCTGTGGGCTTAAATACGACCTCGACTTGGGCTAAACCGCTTAACGTGAACACGAAATGGATTGTCTAAATGCAAGAATTTGACCTACAAGCCATCATAGAGAACGAGATAGACAACGCTCTCGGCTATATCAATACCGAGACCGTAGAGGAACGCCGCGACTCGCTCATGGCGTACAACCGCGAACCCTACGGTAACGAGGTAGAGGGACGCTCCACCATCGTTACAGGCGAGGTAGCAGAGGCCGTAGATGGTGCATTGCCACAACTCCTGCGTGTATTTACACAGTCCGACGACGTTGTACGGTTCGAGCCAAAGGCTCCCGGCGACGAGGAGAAGGCTAAGCAAGCCACCGAGTATTGCAACTGGGTGTTGATGAACGACAACCCAGGCTTTGAGGTATTCCAGACTTGGTTCAAGGACGCGCTCCTGCAAAAGAACGGCGTAATCAAGGTCTGGTGGAACGACGAGACCTCGGTTGACAAAGAGAAGTATCAGAACCTCTCCGAGGAAGAACTGACCATGTTGCTCTCTGACGGGCAGATGGAAGTGGTCAAGCAAAAGCAGACTCAGATTGGGGAAGTCCCGATGCCTGTTGACCCGATGGCGGTTCAGCAAGCGATGGCTCAAGGTCTGCCCCCACCGGCTCCCATGATGCAGCCCGTGTTCGCCTACGATGTCACGGTCAAGAAGATAGACAAGAAGGGTTCGGTCAAGGTCGAGAACGTACCGCCCGAGGAGTTCCTAATCTCCAAGAAGGCCCGCCGGATAGCAGATGCCCCGTTTGTGGCTCACCGTAGGCTCACGACCCGCTCTGAGTTAATCAGCATGGGGTTCGATGCAGACGAGATTGACGCTCTGCCAGCCTATGACGACCTGACGTTCACCCCTGAGAGGGTTGCAAGATTCCCTAACGGCGAGCAACCAGACGACCCTAGCCTTGATACCAGCATGGACGAGATTGAGACGTTCGAGTGCTATATCAGGACGGACTACGACGAGGACGGTATTGCCGAACTCCGCAGGGTGTTCTACGCTGGCGGCACAATCCTAGAGAACGAGGAAGCAGACTTCATCCCGTTCTGCTCCGTCTGCCCAATCCCCATGCCCCACAAGTTCTTCGGGCATAGCCTTGCAGACAGGGTTGTGGACATCCAGAAGATTAAGACTACGATTACCCGTCAGATGTTGGATAACCTGTATCTTTCTAACAACGCTCGTATGGCGGTGGTAGATGGTCAGGTCAACCTAGACGATATGCTCACGGTCACACCTGGCGGCATAGTTCGGGTCAAGAACAACGCAGCTATCACTCCCCTCGCCGTCCCCTTGGTCGCCGGTCAAGCCTTCCCAATGCTTGCCTACATGGACGAGGTACAGCAGAAGCGCACAGGCGTTACAAACGCTTCTCAGGGCTTAGACCCCAACATCCTGCAAAACGCTACCGCTACCGCCGTGGCTATGGTTCAGAACGCAGGTGCGGCAAAGGTAGAGTTGATTGCTCGGATATTTGCCGAAACAGGGGTAAAAGACCTGTTCAAGCACATCCTGCACTTGGTCTGCAAGTATCAGGACAAGGAAAGAATTGTGCGGATGCGTGGCAAGTTTGTGTCCATCGACCCCCGCGAGTGGAGCAACGAGTACGACCTGACGGTAAACGTTGGTCTCGGCACAGGAAACAGAGAGCAACAGATGGCGATGGTAGCCGCAATCCTGCAAAAGCAAGAGCAGATTCTAACTACCGCAGGAATCAATAACCCGTTCGTCTCGCCCGCCCAATACCGCAATACTCTTGGTCGCTTCATCGAGTCCGCAGGGTTTAAGGACACCAACGAGTTCTTCCGCGAGATTACGCCTGAGATGGAGCAGCAGATGATGGCTCCACAACAGCCTCAAGGAAACCCTGCTCTTGACGCGGCAATTGCTCAAGCTCAAGCCCAGATTCAGATTGACCAAGCAAAAGCCCAAAACGATATTCAGTTGGCTCGGGAGAAGGCTCAAGCACAGATTCAGTTAGAGCGCGAAAAAGCAATTGCTAACTTACAGCTTAAGACCGCAGAGTTCCAAGCGGAAGCCCAACTAAAAGCGGCTAAAGTTGGGGCAGAAATTACTGGAAACGTGGAGATACCAGGATGAGTGGAAGCAATAGTTCAACCGTAACGTCTGGCGGCTCTGTTACGCCATACGGGGGGATAACCCCAATTGGGCAATTATTTCAAGAAGCCTTTACCAAAATCAGGATTGCTGAAAACCCACGGATGTGGGACTTAAACCCGCAGGTTAATTATGTTGCACCGCCCACAACACAAGACCTTTTCCCATATATCGTCCAAGGGCTACAACAGGCTCGACTAAACCAGTTTGCTGGGCAACTTCCTAACTACTCGTTTGGGGCGGCAAGGTTTGTACCAACTGGAGCAAACCAGTTCCTAGTTGGGCAAATACCGCAATTAAACTATTCTTTGCCACAGGCCAGCGCAACACAAAGTCAAGCGACTAAATGAACGAAACAGAACGGGCAATAGCCCTCCTGAACGACGAGTTCTTTATGGGTGTTGTAGAAAAGCAACGCCTGATGTATATTTCCAACATATTAGATAGTTCTGACGAGGACGTAGATGTTCGTGAACGCGAGCGTCTAAAACTCAAGGGGCTAGAAGAATTTATTGCGTCACTCCGGTCTATCTCTGCCAACAAGGAGATAGACAAGAAACGCAAATTTATGGTTTTTTAACCACAGTAGGAGTTCCAAATGGAAGACACCAACCCGCAAGGGAGTGCAAAAACAGTAGACGATGCAGCAGCTCAAATCTTTGGGATGCTTGAACCAGAGCAGCCGGAAGGCCAAGCCGAGGCACAAGCCGAAGAAGTGACCGAGGAGTACGAGGCGCAAGCCGAGGAATCTGAGGATGAGCCAAGCGAGGAAGTCCAAGAAGAAGTCCAAGAACCACAAAGGTTTCGGGTCAAAGTTGACAACGAAGAACTGGAAGTGGACTTAGACGAACTGATTAAGGGCTATTCACGCACATCTGACTACACTAAAAAGACGCAGAATCTAGCCGAGCAGCGCAAGGCAGTCGAATCCGAGCGCACGAAGATAGAGGAAGCCGCCAAACTTCGGGACACTTACGCCCAGCGGTTGCAAGTCATCGAGCAGATGTTGACACAACCAACGGAAGACCTGACCGCCCTAAAAGATAACGACCCCGTGGGGTACGCAATCAAGGTGGCAGAGAATATGGAACGAGAAAAGCAACTCGCCGCTGTCCGCGCCGAACGCGAATCCGTCCAAGCCAAGCAGGTCGCAGAGAATCAAGAGCGACTGAAAGCCCATATCGCACAGGAAGCCGAGCGTCTACGTTCTGCCATCCCTGACTTTAGCGACGAGGTAAAAGGCGAGGTTATCCGCAAGGAGATACGGGATTACGCAAAATCGGTAGGCTGGTCAGACCAAGAGTTGTCGCAGGTGTACGACCACCGCGCCGTCTTAACTCTGTACCGGGCGATGCAATTCGAGAAATTGCAGAAGTCAAAACCTGCTGTCCAGAAACGGGTAGCAGAGGCTCCCAAGTCATTAGCACCTGGGGTCGGCTCTCAGCGCCTTGATAAGGACGGAGAGATGGTCAAGAAATTGACCAAGCAACTTAAACAAACTGGTCGCCCGCGAGACGCGGCGGCCTTATTCGAACGATTCCTCTAAGGAGATTAGAAAATGTCAGTCCCATCAAATACCTACCTGCGCTACACCTCGATTGGTGTACGCGAGGACTTAGCAAATGTTATTTACTCAATCAGCCCCACCGACACGCCCATCATGTCGTCCATTGGCAAGTCCAAGGCTACCCAGACCAACCACGAGTGGCAGACTGATGCTCTCGCCGCCGCAACCACGGCTAACGCCCTGATTGAAGGTGACGACGCAGCAGCCGCTTCGCTCTCGCCCACGACCCGTGTTGGCAACTTCACGCAAATCGTTGGTAAGACCGTTCAGGTTTCTGGCACTTTGGAAGCAGTAGACAAGGCCGGTCGTAAGTCTGAGAAGGCTTACCAGTTGGCTAAAGCCGCTTCCGAAATCAAGCGCGACATTGAGACCATCATTACGGCTAACCAAGCCAAGACCAACGGTACGGCTACTTCTGGCGCTCGTAAGTTAGGTTCGCTCCTTTCTTACATCACCAGCAACGTATCCAAGGGTTCGGCTGGTACAAATCCAACTGGCGACGGTTCGGACATCCGTTCCGACACCACGACCCGCACGTTCCTTGAGTCCATGCTCAAGACCGTGGCACAGGAAATCTTTGAAGAAGGCGGCACACCCAAGATTTTGGTTGTTCCTCCAGGCTTGAAGGCAACTGTGTCTGGCTTTACTGGTGTTGCAGAGCAGCGTTATGTGACCGGCGCAGAGCCAACGACTATCGTTGCCGCAGCAGGTGCTTACCTCTCGGACTTCGGTCTCATCAGCATCGTTCCTGACCGCTTCATGCGTTCTACGGATGCCCTGATGCTTGACCCCGAGTACGCAGCCCTTGCTTATCTCCGTCCTTTCCAAACGAATGACCTGGCAAAGACCGGCGACTCTGACAAGACTCAGATTCTTGCCGAACTGACCCTCGAAGTTCGTAACGAGAAAGCACACGGCGGTATCTTTGACATCAAAGCAGCGTAACTTGTGATAGAATCGGCGGTGGGGTATTCCCACCGTCGGTTTTATGGGATTAGAGATGCGAAAACTGGCTGAAGAACAGACGATAGAGGGAAAGCGTACTTGGTTTGCGGACGGAGATGGCGGGCTTGTCATCAGGGACGAACAAAACGTCGCACCAATCCTAGAGGCCAACAAGGCTTCTTATAACCAGATAGACGAACGCGCACGTTGGGGTGATGGTGCGCGGGTAGCGGAGATTCCCAATTCGGTCATTGCAGACCTGAATGTGAAGGGAATTATGAGGGGGTTCGCGGTGGTAGACCAGAAACGAATGAAAGCCTTTCTGAACGACCCGGAGAACCGTTTTTTACGGACGAGACCGGGGAGAATTTAGTGGGCAAGGTTCACGACAAGATTAAAGCAAAGCAGCAAAAAACACCGTGGGAAGATAAGAAAGTCGCCATTTGTATCCCTTCTCGTGGAGAGATGGAGATAGGAACGGCGTTTGACTTGGCGGTGATGTGTGCCTACGACGCACGCAACCGTAGCGGACACCAAGCGGTGTACACGGTAGCGGGAACCCTGATATTTGACCAACGAGAGAAGCTGGCAGCCGAAGCCATAAAAGAGGGCGCGGACTACATTCTGTGGATTGACGCAGATATGCGGTTTCCGAAGAACACGATAGAAATACTGCTCGCGCACGACAAGCCCATCGTTGGGGTGAACGCTACAACGAGAACCTCGCCGGTAAGACCTACGGCAAAGAACCTAGAAATAGACTTTGAGAAGAAAGAGAATCATTGGATTCCAATCGTCTCTAAAGACAAGACCCACCTAGAGTGTGTGACCGCTATTGGTTGCGGGGTGATGATGGTCAAGCGGGAGGTGTTTGAGAACACGCCGAGACCTTGGTTCTGGTTTGAGAAGATACCTGGCGACAAGTTGCTAGGCGAGGATGTGTACTTCTGCATCAAGGCAAAGGACGCAGGATTCGATACTTATTTAGACCACAACCTGTCCAACGCAATTGGGCACGTTGGGTCTTACACTTATTCATGGAACGACTACAATGGCCCTAGCGACTTTCAGCGACCTCCAGACATCGGTAGCCAACTACCTAGGACGGAGTGACCTTACCAGCCAGATTCCTGACTTTATCTCCCTAGCGGAGTTGCGCCTATCCCGCGACATTCGTACCCGCAGGATGCTCAAGACCTCTACGGCTACCATGACCGTAGGCGACCC